ACGGGCAACCTGCAGTGGGACCCTGCGGCCACCGACCAGTCCGGCATCGGCATGGACCTGAACGCCCAGTTGCGCAGCCTGCGCGTGCTGGTGCGCAGCGACCGGCAGGTCACCGTGTCCGGCCAGTTGCAGGCCGGCATGCAGCAGGGCCAGATCCGCGTGCGCGGCAACTTGACGACCGACCGCGGCGTCATCATCCTGCCCGACGAGACCGCGCCCACGCTGGGCAGCGACGTCAGCATCCGCTCGGCGGCGATCGACGCCGAGGCCCGCGCGCGCCAGGCGCGCGAGAAGGCCAGCGCCGACGCCGCAGCCGCCAGGCAGGCCAAGGCCCAGCCCGCCAAGCCACCGGATATCGCTGTGAGCCTGGACATGGGCCGTGACTTCGCGGTCCAGGGCCACGGCATGACCACGCGCCTGGGCGGCAAGATCAACATCACGGCCAACGCCAACAGCGGTGGCCAGCCGCGCGTGACGGGCCAGATCCAGACCGTGAACGGGCGCTACCGCGCCTACGGGCAGCAGCTGGACGTGGAATCGGGCCTGGCGAACTTCAACGGCCCCTACGACAACCCCTCGCTGAACATCCTGGCGATCCGCCCGAACCTGGAGCAAAAGGCCGGTGTGCAGATCACGGGCACGGCGCAGTCGCCGCGCGTGGCGCTGTACTCCTCGCCGCAGCTGACCGACGCCGAGACGCTGTCCTGGATGCTGCTGGGCCGCTCCACGGCCGGTGGCGGCGCCGAGGCCGCCGTCATGCAGCAGGCCGCACTCGCGCTGCTGGGCGGCTTCGGCCCCAAGGGCGGCGGCGGCAACTTCGCCAGCCGCTTCGGCCTGGACGAGATCGGTTTCAAGGGCGCGACCACGGGCGAAGACGCCAGTGGCTCGGCGCTGACGCTGGGCAAGCGCCTGACCGACCAGATCTACGTGACCTACGAAGCCAGCCTGGCCGGCAGCCTCGGCACGCTCTACATCTTCTACGACCTGACCCGCAACCTGGCGCTGCGCGGCCAGGCGGGCCTCAAGAGCGGCGTGGACCTGATCTACACCCTGAGCTACGACTGAACGGCCGGGCTGTCTGCCTGCTGCGCACCCCTACAATGCGCGCCCGCGCCTCCTCGTAGTTCAATGGATAGAACGAGTGCCTCCTAAGCGCTAGATACAGGTTCGATTCCTGTCGAGGGGACCAGCAAGTCCCTGATTCCAAAGGCACCAAGCGGAATCCGGGACGAGACCGGGACACGCTGCCCGGCTGGCGGCTTCCCGTTGACTTCCAGGGTACGCAACATGGACAGCAACGCTCAATACCGAATCAATCCAGCAAGGGTCGTGTTTGAGTTCACGGCGGGCAACCATTCGCGCACTGCCTGGATCAGCATCGACGCCTTGGCCGCCATGGCCGGCTCGCCTATCAGTTCGGAAGAGCAGGCACTTGATGCGTACCGAAGTCAGTGGCGCTTCGTGCATGCTGCAGCTCTGGGCCTGCTCGCAGAGGGCCAGGAGCGCCCGTTCATTCGACGGACAGACGTTGACTAGCTAACGGCGCGCGCGTCCTCAGCTTCATCTCTCCGGCTGGTGGGCCGCAGCCAGTGCACCCACAGGCCGCGCAGCCATGCCAAGCCGTAGACCGCCGACAGCGCGAAGATTCCCCACTGCTCGGCCTTCCAACTGGCCCAGAACCAGAACGGCGTGCCAACCAGGCCGAACACCGACGCCCAGCGGGTGATGGCGCTGCTGCGCTCTTGCGAGCACCACGCCGCCAGGGCGCCGAGGATGGGGATCGCGATCTGGTCAATAGGCATGGATGAATTCTCAGTGATAGCCGCCGGCTTGAGCGGCTGTCGTTTGGGCCGGACAAGGTTCCCGGTCACGGTGTGATGCAGGTCACAGACCTTTTTGCAACACATCGTTGCCATTTCTGGCATGCAGCAAATCAGGATCGCAAGCGCCAACGACAAGGCGCGGGAACAAAGCCAGCGCTTTGAGTGCGAGTGGATGGAAGCCAGCTTGATGAACCGCTGGCTCATCAAGCTTCGACTTGCCGAGGCAGTGGAAGCCCACGGTGCAGACTCGCACTGGGTTGAGACGCGGCCCACAGAGCGGGCGCGCGCGGCTGCGATCGAGCAGTGATGCTCATCCTCTGGCAGGTGCTGGCCTTCCTTGCACTGCTCACGACGATGAGCGCCTGGGCCTGGCCGCCCTACCGATGGCATGCCGCTGTACGGTCCACGCGCGCCGGCCGCGCGCTGCCGACTGCCTTTACTACCGCGCCCGTAGTGATGTACGTCTGCATGTTGATCTAAGGCGTCACTGACGCATTCTGAGACTCACGCCACTGGCGCTTCACGCATGATGCGGAACTGGCGTGTGTCCCATCCATCTGATTGGGGATCTGCCTAGCCGTATCGTCGCGGCAACTCTCTACAATTTGACGCAATGCAATTGCCCACCCGTCTTGGCAAAGAGCCAATTGTCGATGCCGTTTTTGAGGTGCGCTTTCGAGGCACCCTGCCCGGGCCGTCGAACGTGCTGCCCGGCTTTCTGTACTCCAAGCTCGGAAGCTCGGTCCGCAAGGTCGAGGAGCTTCCAGCGGCGCAGATCCCAGCAGCGATCCGTGCAAGCGATCCCAACCTCGCGAACGCCCCGCTCACAAGGATTCATTGGGGTGCGTTTTTCATCTTGGTCGGCGACAGCGTCTTGACGCTGTCCTGCAGCATCCCGTATCCGAGATGGCAGGCCTTCAGGCAGGCGATTGTGGAGTTATATGGCCACCTTGCAGATCTTCCTTTTATTACGCAAGTAGACCGCTGGTCCATGAAGTATGTGGATCTTTTTGATTTCCCAGATCCTCTTAATTTTTTAAGACTAGGAATTCAAATTGGAGATCAAAAGCTGTCCAGAGAAAACTTTCAACTGCGCGTAGAACTGCCTCGCGGCGACAAGATGCACGTAATTCAAGCGATTTCATCCGCCAACGCCCAGTTAATGAATGGAGAGTTCAGGAGCGGATCGATGCTGGACGTAGATACAATTTTCGCAGGTAGCCCACTCCCGAAAGATGCGTTCATTTCGCGGCTTCCCGACTTAGCTGACGATTTGCACCGCGCAAACAAAGAACTGTTTTTTGAGTGCTTGAGCGAAGCTGGACTTAGACACTTGGAGCCCTCTTATGAATAATGGCATTTCCGCGCTGCAGTCCCAGTCCACTCTAAGTGGAAATGCGATATTCGCTAACTCGTTCGGATTCTCTGAGGCATTCGGCCACTACGAGCGTGCCAAGCATGCAGCGATGTCTGTCGCCGCATCTTTGGCGATGCTTGGCAGTGGCCCAACGTGGGCGGGACGGCCACTTGAAAGTAACGAGGCCTCGCGGACCAAAGGCATGGCGGTGATTGCCCCAGGCTTCGGGCAGCTGAGCGCCGCACAGAGCGCTGGCCATCGCCTTGTATCGAAGACCGAAGATCTGGTGTTCCGCAAAGCGCTTTACCGATCTGGGACCCTGGTGTCCAGAGGACGGTTCGCGATCAAATGAGCCCAGCCGAAGCGCATCAAGTTTTGACGCGCAACACTCCAATAGACCTCGGGAGATTTTACGGCGCCACCGGGGAATTGAGTCTCGGAGCCGGCCTTATCTACGCGGGTGTCCGTTGCCCTGCGTACAACGAAGAGGATCAGCTTTTTGACACTCTAGAGAATATCGCTTACGTGCTCACGCACGAATGCGACGTTGACCCGGCGAACGAGCGGCTATTTAATGACTATGTAGCAGTGTGCCCGGTATACCCTGTTGAGCATTTCGTTGCCGAGTATCTGGAACAGGTTCCCGATGGCGAAAAGCTCAGAAATTTCCTTGCGCAAGTGGCCAGGAGGCTGGTGAGCAGAGTGGTGTATCTTCCCCCCATCGGTGAGAGTCTCCAATACGGCGGCCTAATATATTTGAATCAGATCGCGAGCACGCATGTCTCGCAATTCTTGTCGCGCAGGCCACTTGCTTGTGTTTCGGCTCATGGACTCGAACAGTTGGACTACGCTTTGACGAATCACCTGCTCCGCCCAAAGTCGGAGCGCCTCGAATTTGGCCCTTTGGGCCACTAAAAACGAGAAGCCCCGTATCGGGCGTCTACGGGACCCTGCGAGAAGCTACCAGCACCCTGTCAGCAGCGCGCGTATCAATCACGCAGATCCACGAAACCCGTGACCGGCACGGCGGGGTTTGCCTTGATGTCGGCCAGGTCGATGTACTGCCACCCCGGCTGCAGCGGGTCGGTTTTCGCATAGGGCAGCAGCTTTCCCGGCCCGCGCAGGGCCCAGACCCTGGAGGCTCCTTCGCGCTGCAGCTCGGCAGCCATTTGGCGCCAGTGCACGCGATTCATCTCCGCTTTCAGCCCGCGGATCTCGCACTGGTCCTGCGGCTGGCCAAAGTGCGGCTGCCTCCACACCACCGTGCCGGCGCCGATGTAGGGGTCGCCCGGCACGGCGCCCATCCGGAAGATTCGAATCAGGCCGGTGAGCTTGCGGTAAAGCAGCGATCGGCCGACGAACTCCAGGAAGCCGGCCACCTTCTCGTAGCGCACAAGGCTGTTCATGGCGTCAGGGCGTCGCTGATGCGCTCGCAGGTTTCGCCGGCAACCCGGAGTTGGTCAGCGTACGCTCCGACTCGGACAAGCTCGTCGCTATGCCGCTGGAGCACCACGACGAGCAGATCGAGGGGATCGGCACCAGGGACACCCGGCCCTGCGGCGGCAGCACCGGACGCTTGGCGGGCGCGGCGGGCGGCGTCAGCTGCGGCGAGCCGCAGGCGGTCAGCAGCGCCGCGAGCAGTGGCAAGGTCGCCCTGCAAAGCGTTGATCCGGGTCTGTGCATCGAATGCCTCCTTTGCGGCCGTCGCGGCCCATTGCTGTTCTTTCGAGCGCTCGCGCTGTTCCGCTGAGAGAGCCCGGCCGGCCAGCGCGGTCTCTGCCTGGGCCTGGGCCACGCGGATCTCGCCAAGCTCGGCGGCGTGACGCGCGTCGAAGTAGCCGTACACCAGCGCGCCGGCAAGACCTGCAGCGATGCCGTGCGTGATCAAGGTCATCTGCATCAGTCCCTCCAGATCTCGCACAGCGAGCCGTACAGGTAGGTGCCCAGCAGGCCGGTGGGCACGGCCATGGCCAGCATCACGGCGACCAGCAGGGCCAGGGCGAACATGGCCGGCGCCTTGGCGAGCAGCACCAGCGTGAGCAGGACGCGCCAGGCCAGCCGGCGCGCCGGCGTGGTGCCGCGGCGGTCAGCGAAGTGGCCCACGCGCTGGCCGAGCGCTGCGGTGGCCAAGTTCCACCAGATCCACAGCGGCGCCCGTACACGGCGGCCGAGCGCCGCCAGCCAGCGCGGCGCCTTCATGGCGTCAGCAGGCCGGCAGAGAAGTGGCCGTCCCTGCCCCACTCCGCGCACAGCTCACGCGTGGTGTCGCGCCGGGCTTCCAGGCCTGGCAGCTTGGTGCGCTGGCCAGCCACCGTGCCGTAGACCCAGCGCGGCATCTGCGCGCAGGCGCTGGGCAGGTCGCCGGCATTGGCCAGGCGCTGGATCGTCGTCCCGTCCAGCGCCGACGGCCCGAGGTTGAACACCATGTCGATGAACGACGCGCGCACCCACGGGTTGTAGGTGTCCCAGTACCGCAGCCTGGCCTTGGCCTGCTTCTCGGCTTGGCGGTAGCGCGGCAGCTCCAGGCGATGGCAGTCCTCGGGCGCGTAATACCGGCCGGCCACCACGTCGGGGCCGGTGATGCCGTTGCAGACCGTCAGCGGCTGGCCTCTGCCCAGGCGGTCAACATAGGGCGTCCCAATGTGCCGGCCCGAGCTTTCGAAGTGGCGGCCGAGTTCCATGGCCAGCACCACCTCGACGCTGGGCTGGCTCGCCACGTAGGCCCCGCCGCCGGCGAGCACCACGCTCGCGGCCAGCGCCAGCAGGCGGTTGCGCAGCGCGGCGTTCACTCGTCCGCCTCGAGGTCGCCGAAGTTCGTGACCGGGTTTCGGCCGTTGCGCAGGTACTCCATGCGCAGCTGATGCAGCTGCTCCGCTCGTGCGTCCGACTTGGCGCGCGCGATGGCTTCAGCTGCCCGGGACTCAGCCTCCATCTTGTCGGCCTTGCGCCGATAGAACCAGTTCACCAGAAAGCCGCCAGCCGCAACTGCGAGGCCAGCCCACGCGGCGAGATCGCTGGACATGGCGAGGCCGCCGGCAGATACGGCCGCGCCGGAGTACATGCCCTTCGATGCGACGGTGGCAGCGGCGGCCTCAGCATCCACCGCGCGCGGGGCGAGCGCCGCCACAAGAGCGGCCAGCACGGCCGACAACTTCTTCTTCATGGGAGCCTTTCGGGCAAAAGAAAAGCCGCCTCGGTGGGCGGCCTGTGATGGAAGGCAGGGGGATCAGGAGCGCTTGATCGTGACGGTCGGCACGGCCAGGTACTCGCCGGGCTTGATGCGGTAGACCCGATGACCGACAACGACGCGCAAGCCCCAGGCACTGCGCTGCCAGTACCACGAGCCATCCGAGCGCACACCGTCGATCCGTCCCCGCTCGTCTGGCTGGAAGCTGGCCCTGTAGGCGTCCTCGGTGCTCGGCCGGCCGAACCTGCGACGCAGACCGTGCGCACGGTTGCGCAGGCCGATCCAGTAGACCGACGTCCAGTACCGGCCACGGCGCTCCAGCATCCGCGCGACGGTGGGCTCGTAGGTGCCGCCCGGCAGGCGCTCGTCCATGGTCTGCATCCAGCGCGCCCAGCGCGGCAGGTCGCCGCGCTCGGTCGGCGTCGTGCCCCACTGGTCCGGCGTCGCATGGCGGTCCCAGCGCGCGCACGCAACGGCCAGCATGGACAGCGGCGGGCACAGCAACACCAGCAGGCTGGCCAGCAGCAGCACCAGGCCCTTGAAGATCACGGTCACGGCGTCACCTCCTCTTCCTCTGTTGGCCAGGCCACGGCCGCCACGCTGGACTCGGTGGCGTCCTTGGCGAAGATCTGCGCTCGCAGCCCTCGCGAAACCTGGTGCACTTGGTCCGCGTGGTGCGCGAGGGCGACCAGCATGCCCATCATCTGCGCTGCGTCGAGCTCCAGGACGCTGTTGTCCTGGCAGGTCCATGCGATGCTGAACGGCGCCCCGATGGACAGCGCGGCCTGCGCAGCCGACGTGGCGCCGGTGATCCGCAGTGCACTCTCGGCGTCGCTGTCCACCATGCGCCCCAGGTACTCGAAGCCCGCTTTCTCCAGCCGGTCGCGCTCGACCTTGATCTCGGCCCACTTGGCGGCCTGCGCCACCTGCAGCGCCGAGCCGCCCGGCGGCGTCCAGAGCACCCATTCACACGTCGCGAAGTCCAGCACGTGCAGCGGGCTCGGCGGCGGCCCCACATCGTGCAGTTCGTCGCCGATGAACACCGACTGCGTCGGGTCGACATGGCCCCATTGCCGAAGAACGCAGCGCCGAAGCGCTGGGCTGCGATCTCCAGCGCGATGGACTCGCGCGCCATCCAGACCGGGGAATCACCGCACAGGAAGTCGCGCGAACGGCCGCGCGCGTGATGGATCTGACTCAGCGCGTACTCGCGTTGGTTTCCTGACGCCATGGTGATCCGCGCCGTAACGTTCAGCTCGTCATCCTGCAGCAGGTGCACCGAGCTGGGCACCACCGGAATCAGCGAGCGGATCGGTCCGGTGAGGCCGCGCGCCTTGACTGCGAAGTAGCGGCCATGCCGCACCAGCGCGCTCGTGGCATCGAGCCAGTAGGCCGTCGAGTCTTGGAAATCGTTGGGCCGGGCTAGCAGCTTTGCTACCGGATGGTTGGGCAGTTGCTCCTTGGTGGTTCGGCCATTGCTCATCTTCTTCCGGTAGACGTGCACCGGCAGCGTGGCAATGCGCATCGAGATCGCGTTCACGATGGACTGAACGGTCGGCGACTCCTCGCAGTTGTCCGGCGTCACGGTCACACCCGAGAGGGTCGCCATGGCGGCCTCGAACCGTGCCATCACCTGGTCGATGCTCATCGCATCGGCGGCCTTTCGCTCGAGGTCGACCGTATCTTGCGCCGGCTGCCCGGCGCCAAATCCAAAAAGCTTCATAGGATCACAAGCTCCTCCGTCACGAAGCTGTCGGATTGCGGCACCAGCAGCTGACCGACGCCCATGATCAGAGTCACGGCGCCGTCGATCTTGTTGTCGTTGCCCTGCTTGATCGGGCGCACCACGTCGTCATTGCCAGCCAGGTGCTTGCCGATGACGTTCGCGATGCACCAGGTCATGATGGGGTTGCCATCGTGGTGGAACCGGCCCGAGGCGATCGCTGCTTCCAGCTCCTTCATCGGGTCGGACATGTTGGTGTAGTTCTGCGTGATGGTGATGGGACTCAGCCCCTCGTCATCCAACTGGTGTGACAGGTTCGTGGCCCCAAACGGGTCCATCGGGCTGGCCTGCACCGGGTTCAGCTTGTTGGCGTCCTTGGCCTCGCCCAGGATCTCGCGGTAGTCCACCTCCGCGCCGTCGGTCTGCAGCAGCAGGCCGGCGTTCACCCACTTCTGATACCGCTCGGTCATGCGCCGGTTGTCCATGTTGTTCACGGTGTCCTCGGGCACCCAGAACCGCGGCGCCACGCTGTAGTAGTGCCGCTTGCCATCGATGTCCCGCCAGAACAGCCGGCCCATGCTGTTCATGTCCAGCTTGCGCGCCAGGTCGAAGGACAGCACGCAGGGCTGGCCCTCGAACTGCTCCAGCGTCAGCGTGGTGTCCTTCAGAGCCTCCCACTGCGCAACGTTGAAGTAGCCCTCTTTCGCCGTGACCCACAGCCCCAGGTGCTTGGTCTTGAAGACGTTGGTGAACCGCGCGCGCTGGATGGCGCGGCGCTGCTGGCTCTCCAGGTACTGCTGGTTGACCGAGACGCCGATGTTCGGGTTTGCCTTGGCCAGGACCTTCGGGTCCTTCCAGTCGTCGCCCTCATCGATGGTCCAGATCCAGCCGAACAGCTCGTCGTTCGGAACGATGCCTTCCAGCATCTCGATGACCTCGCGCCGCTTGTCGTAGCAGGGGCCCTCGATGTTGGCGCCGGCCGTGGTGATGATGAACATCAGCGGCTGCCGGCGCGCGCCCATGCCGGTCAGCATGGTGGTGTAGAGCGCGTCGCTGTCGTGCTCGTGATACTCGTCCACGATGGAGCACGACGGGCTGGCACCGTCACCAGGGTTGCCGATCAGTGGCTCGAAGCGGCTGCCGTCTGCGGGCTTGCTCAGGTTGCTGGCGTTGACCTCGATCCCGGCCGTCTCTTTGAGCAGCGGCGTGCGGTTCACCATCAGCCGTGCTGGCCGGAACACCTCCCAGGCTTGTTTCTCCGTCGTGGCGCCCGAGTACACCTCGGCGCCAAACTCGTTGTCCTGCGTGAACATCGACAGGCCCACGCCTGCCGCGATCACGCTCTTGCCGTTCTTGCGGTTGACTTCCCAATAGGACTCGCGGAAGCGCCGCGTGTTGTCGCTCCTGCGCTTCCACCCGAAGGTGCAGACGATCCCGAACTTCTGCCAGCGCTCCAGCGTGACCAGTTGCCGCTTGAATGCCCACTCACCTTTGGTGTGCGGCAGCAGCTCGATGAAGTCCACCCGGCGCTGGGCTTCCTTCTCATCGAAGTAGTACGGGTAGGCCGGGTCCTTCGCGGCCTCCAGGTCGTCAAGATGGCGCTGGCAGGCCAGCTTGACGTAACGGCACGCCGGAATCTTGCCGGCGATGATGGCCTTGGCGAACTCGACCGCCTCGCGCCCGACGCCGGCCTTAGCCACTGAGCAGCCCCGCGAAAGGGTTGTCGTCCTGCGGAGTCTTAGTCTTGCCGGTCAGGCGCTGCCGGCTCGACGGATCCAGCCCGAGCATGCTGCCGTACGTAGCCATGACCGCGACCGATTCCTTCACCACCGTGGCCGCCGGGTTCTTGACCACGCCACCCTGGGCACCCATGACCGTCACACCGTTGGTGCGCACCTCCTCGCGCGCCAGGCGGAACCGGTCGTAGGCGTCGCAGTAGACCTCGATGTTCTGCACGTCCGCCGAGGACAGCACCTTCTGACCGCACAGCAGCGGCACGACGTGCTCCCACAGCGTCCGGCCGTGCTCACCCATCCAGATCGGGCAGTCGATGTTTGTGACCTGGCCGAAGTCCGGGGCCGCGGTGTTCAGCGCGCGCTTGCCCGGGTTCCCCGCCAGCTTCTTCTGCGCCACCGGCTTCGGGCGGCGGCCAGATCGTCCTGCGGCACCCGCCATGGCGTTCTCCTGCCCTGGGGGCTAAATTCCATTTTTCGCGGTCGTGAAAAAGGACCTGAGGGCGCGGTTTCCGGGGTGAAGCCCTCCAGAGATTCGACCTCCCCCCTCCGCCCTGACTTGGTGCGTTGCGTCAGTGCAACAGATCGGGACGGATGCGCCCCGTCGCGGTGCATCGGTCAGGCCGCGCCCTCCCTCGCCGTCTTCTCCGCGTGGCACCCGACCTTCACGCCCGCTTCGTCACGCGAGACGCACAGCAGCTGGCAGTTGGCGTCCGTGTCTTCGCCGTCATCGGCCAGGCGAACGATGTGGTCCAGCTCGAACCGCCACGTTGCCCTCGGGTCGATGTCGGTCAGGCGGCCACAGGCAGCGCACAGCGGACAGTGCGACCACATGCGCAGGCGCCTGGCCTGCAGGGCTCGCCCGGTGATCCGCCTCTCCGCACTCTTGGGCGTCCTGGCCCAGGCCTTGGCATCCTCGGCGTGCGCATCGCAGAAGCCGTTGGCGTTGCGGTGCAGCGCCTTGCAGCCCTGGTGACGGCACGGGCGTTGCGGGCGCTGTGGCATGGGCTACAGCGGGCGGCCATCGAGCCCACGCGCGGGGAGCGCCGCCACGTCGCCTGTGTCGTTGCCGTCAGCCTCGGCCATCGCCTGCACCAGCGCCTCGTTGCTGGCGG